AACAAAAAAAGGTACAGACTGAGAAATTGAAACAGTCTGGAACAACTTTCGGGAGTGGTGGAAGCACCTCTTTCTCAAACTAAAATAAGGCTACACAATGAAAAAAATGATTAAATCGGCGATCTTCGCTACACTTATGGGATTTATGGCACTAACAACAACTGGTTGTTCTGAAAAGGTTGAACCTGCACACAAGGGTATCAAATTAACATCAAGTGGATATGAAGCTGAAATCTACCCTCCTTCAAGAGTTTATGTGGGTTGGAGAGAAACTCTGATTCAGATTGAAACACATACATCTGCGGCAAGTGAGCAAATCACAATTCGTACTAAGGATAAAATGAACCTTAATGCTGAAATTAAATTCCGCTTAAGAGTTGATGGTGATGATGCCACAATTCGTTCAATGTTCAATGATATCACTCCTGCTGATAATATGGTGACACTGAAATCTGTGTACTTGACATACGGTAAGATGATCGTAAACAATGTGACTCGTGGTGTAATTGGTAAGTATGATATTGAAGATGTACAACCAAACTTCAACCGCATTAACAAAGAAATTTATGGTGAAATTCAAGCGAAGTTCAAAAACATTCCACTAGAAATTAGTGATGTTGCACTTGGAAAACTGGATTATCCTGAAGTAATTGACAAAGCAATTCTTGCTGCGGCACAAAAAACACTTGAGATTTCAAAGGCTGAGGCTGAAGTTCAAGTTGAGCTTACTAGAATTGAAGGAAAAAAACAAGTTGCGTCTGCGAAGTATGACATCAAGATGTTAGAAGCGAAAAGAATTCGTGACTATAACATTATGATTGGGAAGGGTATTACACCAGCATTGCTTAAGCTTCGTGAGTTAGAAGTTCAAGAAACTATGGCTGAAAATATCTCAAAAGGTGACCAGATTTATATCCCATGGGGAGCAATGGGTTCAACCGGAGTTAGCAACAGAGTGTTCGGAAAGTAACACACTGCTTGTGCTTTTAGAGCCACTACTCTTTAGTGGCTCAATTGAGTACAACTTGAAAAATTGTATGACCAATTTTGACTTAAATATCAGTCAACACGCAAAATAAAAGGAAAATAAATGAATAAAAGCTCTGATAAATTACCGATAGAAACTCCGAGTTTATTTGGCGACTATCAATATCCTGAAGCAAATGAGATCCGTAAAAAACAACAAGATATTTTTTGGACTGAACAAGAAATTCCAGTCGAAAAAGATATTCATGACTTTAGACATAATATGTCAAGGGCTCAATTTGGTCTTTCTAGTATCACACTAGACCTTTTTGTCGAAATTGAACAAAAAGTTGGCGATGTGTGGGAGACTATTGAAAGATGGTTCCCACACTCCGAAATACAAGGTGCATGTTCAGCAATTGCATCTATGGAAAAAGCAGTTCATGCATTTTTCTATCAGAAAATGTCTGATGAGATGAACATCGACCCTGAAACTACTGCTGAAAATCAACAAACCATCCAAGTTCTAAAGAGTAAACTCGGAATGCTAAATGCAATTACATCAAACCTTGATGAAGATAAGGCTCTTTCACTGGCTACTGTTGCGATGATTGAACAAGTTCTTTTATTCAGTAACTTTGCTATGCTTAAGTCATTTCAAGCTAATGGGCACAATTTAATCACAAACACAATCACTGGTGTTGATTTTGTTGTTCAAGATGAAACACTTCATGGGGTTTTTGCTGCATACTTACACAATACATATATTTCTGAGCATAAGGGGAACTTTCCGGTTGAAGCTCACGAAGCTAATGTACATAATGTAGTTCGCGAAATTATTGCACATGAGGATGCAGTCATTGACTTCGTTTACAAAGGCGAAGATGAGATCAATGATATCACACCAGACCAAATTAAAGCATTTATCCGTTCGAGAGCAGATCTAACACTTGATGGTTTGGGTTGTGAAGAACTTTATGACATTCAATTTGATCCAATTTCAGAATGGTTTTACAAAGGTGCGAATTCAATTAAGATGCATGACTTTTTTATCTCTGGGACTTCAAGTTACCGCAGAAGTTGGAAAACCAACAATCTTACAAGACTACCACACATGGAGAAAGCGAATGAGCAGTAACACAAAATATGAAAAATTATCGCATAGACGAAAGTCTTTACAACAAGAAGGGTTGGCACCAGATTGGTTGACAACTGCTGGGTTCCAACTTTTAACGGAAAAAAACTATTTGAATACTGCTGAAACACCGCATGATATGTATACAAGAATTGCTGCTCGTGCTGCAGAGCTAACTGACTTTAGATTGCCTATTGAATATGGGTACGATAACTGGCAAGAAGCATTTTATGATGTGATGTGGAAAGGTTGGGTGAGTCCGTCTACTCCAGTGCTAACAAATATGGGGAACGAAAGAGGTCACCCGATCTCATGTTCAGGAACTCATCTTGGTGACTCAATCCGTGAATGGTATATGGCTAGAACTGAGTTGGCTCAATTAACTCAGAGAGGTTATGGGACATCAACGGTTCTTGACCCAGTAAGACATCGCGGTTCACCAATTTCAAAAGGCGGTACTGCAAACGGTGTGATGCAACCAGCTGAGGGGATTGTTCAAGATATGAAAGATGTATCTCAAGGCTCAAGTCGTAGAGGTTCAGCGGGAATGTACCTGAATCCACTTCACGAGGATTTTGATGAAATTGCTGATCAAATTCTAGCTGACGACGATGGTTGGAATATCGGTTGGAATATCACTGATGAATTTGAGGCTCTTTTTGAAAAAGACCCACTTCGTGCTGACCACATTTGGAAAAAGATGCTTAAAATCAAGCTTATCAAAGGAAAGGGTTATTTCTTCTTTATTGATAAGGTAAATAGATCTAGACCCCAAATGTACAAAGATAGAGGTTTCTTTGTTAAGGGTTCAAACCTTTGTGCTGAGATTCAATTATTTCTTGACTCTGAAAACTCATTCACTTGTGTTTTAAGTTCAATGAATGTTGCGAAATTCAATGAGTGGAAAGACACCAAGGCAGTTGAAATTGCAATGGTACTTCTTGATGCTATCATTAGTGACATGTTAATCAAAGCTAAAAAAGAGCCTGGATTTGAACGAGTTATTTCTTTCACTGAAAAATCAAGAGCAGTTGGTTTAGGGATACTTGGTGAAGCTACTTATTATCAGCAAGAAAGTTGGGTGTTTGGAGACTTACAGTCAATTATGTTCAATCAGTCACTCGTAAAAATGCTTGATAAAAGAACTCTAGCGATTTCTAAAGCTTATGCATTTGAGTGTGGTTCACCTGAATGGCTCGAGGGTTATGGTGAAAGATGGTCACATCGTATGGCATTCCCACCTACTATGTCAACATCAGTGATTCAAGGTGGAATCTCGCAAGGCATTGAGCCGACATTTGCAAATATCTATGAACAAGACACTGCTGGAGGTACGGTTTTCCGTATTAATCCGCCATTCTTGAAACTTATGAAAGATCGTGGCATGTACACAGTAGATGTTATGAAGCGAGTTGCTGAAGACCAAGGTTCAGTTCAGGCTGAAGAATGGTTGTCTGATCATGAGAAAGCTGTTTTCAAAACTGCGTTTGAACAGAATCAACACACGATTCTTAAGATGTCAGGTGATAGACAACGAGAAATGAACAAAACTGGTGGAGGACAAGGGCAATCAACAAACTTGTATTTCCCGCATGATGCTAAGGAAGAAGAGATTGCTGAACTTCACCACGAAGCATTTATTGATGAAGACATTGAAAGTTTGTACTACATCAGAACACTGAACGGTGCGACCAAAGTTAAAATTGATCGCTCTGAATGTGAGGGGTGTGAGGGATAATCCTCACTTCCAAGGGAATTACTAAATTTCCCTAAAAACTTCTCTTTTAAGCTTACTCTAAGTGAATTTATGTTATAATATAGTATATCAGAAGTAAAAAGGCTTAAAATGATACTCTTCAAACCAAATGGTCAAACTATCGTTATCGAAGTTACGAACCAACAAATCTCAAAAACACTTATGAATGAATTCCCAATGATCAAGAAAACTGGTTGTATAAAAAATGGTGAAATCTATATCGAACTTAAAAATCGTCGTACCGACTGTAAAGCTTCAGATAAAGAATTTGAAAACATTTTTGAAATGTTTCCTGAACTTTATCTTGAACATGCGGTTGACGGATTAAGCGGTTACGAATTTATACTAGCAAGGAGACCATAATGAATGATCAGATAGGTGGGTTCATTGGCAATATAAATATTGGAGATACTTACTATGCAGTTGGTCCACTTCAGGGTCCAGACGGCATCGAAGAGTGGAATTATAGTGCCGATCGATATGATTCCCTGAGAGCAGAGATCGGGAATATGTTCCCTGATAAAATCACGGCTTTAAAGTACAAATATTTACTATTGCAAATAAAAGGAATGACACATGGCTTATGATTTTACAGAAGAGTTAAAAAGTATGTTCGGGAAGTTTGGTGACACACCAAATCCTGGATGCGGAAAATACGGACCACCTGAGCCGACATTTGAACTGAAAAATATTGACGATATTACGAATGCGGTATATACGATGGTTCGTGGTATGACGGATGAACTGAAACTTAGGCCTACAACTGGCGGAAGATTTGCTATTTGCAACAAGAGCAAAGAGGTTATTCATAGTTCTGATGATGTTCAGGAAGCAAAAAGATTGTTAATTTTAATGGTGTTAGGAGAATACGAATGAAATTTAAAGAAATAGTGGTGGCTTGTAACCTCAAGTCAATAGTTCAAGGACAAGGTGAAATGTCACATGGTGTAACTTTTAAGGTTCTTAGAGAAGCTGGTTTTGACATTAAGGCGGTCCAAGGGGCTGACCTCGTTGCCCTTACTGACCCGTCAGTTGATGCCGTGCATGTTGTGAAATCAAGATTCGTTCAGGTGAGTGTACCTTATATTTCAAAAGCACACTTCAATGAAGTTCGCAATGAATCTATAATCAGATGGGAACAGAAGTTAGATGACGAAAACGGTGCTCCAGAAAATCCGAAAAATAAGTATGATAGAGTTCTGATGGACACTGCAATTGGCTTTTCAAAACTGTCAAAGTGTACTAGACTTAAGGTCGGTGCGGTTCCAGCTATTAATGGTCGACCATTAGCTACTGGATACAATGGTACTATTGCCGGAATGTCAAATGAATGTGAAACTACTGAAAAATGTATTGAGTGTGCTGGGACCGGAATTGACCGTTCCGAAGCATATATTATGGAAAGAACAAAGGCTTGTACACACTGTAATGGAGTTGGAACAATCACTACTACAAGCCCATTCACAGTTCATGCTGAACAAAATGCCATATTCTATGCGGCAAAAAATGGTATTTCGCTTGATGGTGCCACTATGTACATAACTCATGCCCCATGTTCTGAATGTTCTAAGGCTATGGTGTCAGCCGGAATAAAAAGGGTTGTGTTCAATGAGCACTACAGAGACCAAAAGGGTCTGGCATTCCTTGAACAATGTGGAATTGAAATTGACCATTTCTAAACAAAACTTGGCTCGTGCTGCGTACTCACAAGAGATGAATGCGCAAGAGTTCCTTCGTACTATTTATGTGTTGATGATACGAAATATCAATAAGATAAAAAACATTGAAGAACACCGAAAAAGAGGGAAACTTCCGCTTCCAATGTTGAAGGAACAAGCTGAAATAGCATCTAAGCTACTTGAAGCAATAAGACAAGTGATTGGTGTGATTGATTTTGAAAAGGGTGGGGCTGAGGAATTGGCTTTGACTATGAATGAAATTGGTACTCTAGTGAGTCAAGCAATGGTGTTAAGTAGACCAGAAGCACTTGATAGTGCCCTGAGAATACTTCGCCGTGAAGTGGGTGCTCCTAAATCTATCGCAATAGATTTAAAATCAGAGACTGAGACTCAAACGACTTAGAAAGTGCAAAGGCATTTGCCTGTGCTTTCAGTGTATTCTTTTGTAGTCTCTCAGTTTCTGCCGCATAATCAACATCACGAATTTGTGACTCTGCTGCTTGCACATTTACTGCCGTTGCATCATTTACTCTAACTCTTGACTCCAATGCTGATTGCTTTGAACCTATTCCAGAACGGATTGTGTCTATTGCTTTAATTGCTGTATCGATATCAGCCAAAGCATCTGCTGCTCCGGAACCAGTTGTTAAATCTATAGATGCATCATCTAATCCCTGAGAAGCGATATCAGTATTTGCGATTGACATAGACATAGTTTGACCTGAATACGCACCAACTTGGAAACTCTTATCTGTAAAAGTCCCGTCCAAAAGGCTTATGCCATTAAATGAAGTCGTTTTCGCAATTTGATCTGCTTGTTCCATAAGAGCCTTAACATCTGCCTCAAGTGCAGCACGAGCCTCTGGTGAATTCGTATCTGAAATTGCTTGTGATGCTTTATCTCTCGCAGTTACTAAAATCTTTTGATATTCATCCATGGCACCATCGGCTATTTTAACAAGTGAAATTGCATCTGCTGCATTTTTATTGGCTTGTGTCAATCCTTGGTGTTGTGATCTTAATTGGTTAGCAATTGCTAATCCTGCTGAATCATCTGCCGCACGATTAATGCGAAGTCCAGTTGATAATTTTTCTAAAGACAAGTTCGCCTCGTGTTGAATTTGTTTCCCGTACATATTTGAAAATAGTGCGGATACATTTGTATTAATTCTGAATGACATAATAGTCTCCTTGTTGTTATACTATATAGATCGACTGAAATGATAATAACTTAAAAAACTTGATTTTTTAAGAACTCTTTAAGGTGTCTTTAAAAATGAGTCGGAAACCAATTAAATATTTCAAAGTTAAAAAAAAGGATACATTTATGACAAGAACTGGGTTAATCGCTCGCAGAGCAACGAAAGATGTATTAATCGCAACACCACCAATTCAAGGCGAAATGGTATATGCATTAGATACAGGAGAACATGGATGGTTGAATAAAGTCAATCAACTTGTGTGGAAAGATTTGCTCGAGGAAGTCAGAAGTCTACCAGATGGCGGAACTGATGGGCAATATCCGGGAATTGACTCAAACGGAGATGTGAATTGGAAAGACTTCCCAACTGCTCCAGTCGTACCTTATTATATTGATGCGAATTTAGTACCATATTCGAATAGTGAGCAAGGCGGATTTTCCACTGAATTCAGTGTTCCTGAACATGCCTTCTCCGCGAAGATACAAATTACTTTCAATTTCGAGTTTGGTACATATGTTTCAAATAGCAATTTCGGGAAGATTGAACTCGGCTTAACTATGGTTAAGAGTGAAAGTGGTGACGGATCTATTAGTGTTTTTAAAAAGACACACATACATTCTGATCTTTATTCTCCGAGCTCAATACAAGTCGATGATGGTTCAGACATACTTATTGTGAGCTTAGATACAAACGGAGACTGGAAAATACAAGTGATGATAGATCATCCTGATTACCAAAATATTACCAGTACGAGTATGAGTAGAGTGATATATGATGATGTGGTACAAAGTTTTGGTTTTTATACGACGGTACAAATTTAATGATGTGTGATGTCAATACAAAAATCATTGGTAATATTTGGTTCAAAGAGATGATTTTTGAGCATTCTGGTGATGTAAAAAATGGGCATAAACATACTCACGACCATATCACCTTTGTCACAAATGGGTCCATAGAGGTGTTTGTGATACAAGATAAGGACACGAATATTTCAAAGGGAATTTTCAAAGCACCTTGTCAAATCAAAGTTCCGGCTGGGACTGCACACACCGTTGTTTCACTGGAAGATAATACGATCGCATATTGCCTGGAAGCAGTTAGAATAGATGATGAAATTATCACCACTGAATTTTCGAATTCGGAATGGACTGAACCGCAAATGAACGAAGTTGACCCACTTCTAAGTGAACATAAAATGCGAAAGGATAAATAATGTTAAAACAAATACTTGAAAAGCTTGTGGATTTAAATCCACAAGAAGAAGTTAATTGGAGCGGAGAACCGCATGCGAAATTAACCGGAGGTGGTTGATAATGATTAGACAAGCAATCGCAGAAGCTGCAAAAGGATTAGGGAGTTATGCTCTGAGGAGTACCGAATTTCTATCATATTTATATAAAGCGGATAATGAACTCGCTGAAGCAATTGAAAACTATGATCCGGATGGAATGGAAAGTAAAATTCTGTTGGTATTCGGTATCAAAGAAAAAATGTACATGGATGCAGTTTGGGCTCAAAAAGGGTTCGGGCCTCTAGCTTATAAAATAGCTATGACAATGCAAGGTACATTAGCACCAAACTGGATGGAGTCTCAAGTTACTAAAGAGGCTCAGAATGTTTGGAAAGAGTTCTTCAATGGAAAGGGATCAAAAGATGTGAATCTCGAATTCATAGGTGTGAATAAAGATAATTACAGAGATTATTGGTATAGTTTGAAGAAGCCTCTGTCATTGAATAAAAACATAAAGGCTGATGAGAAATTCATTGGTAAAGATCCATATCAGGAACGAAGAGGTATCATGGATGAGCTCGCGGAATCTGTACTGAGAAGTTCAATGAGAGGGATATATACATGATAAGAGAAATACTTGAAAGTTGTTAGTGGAGTTTGCACCGAGTGACCAGATATCAAAGTCCCGCTTAAAAAGTACATAATAGATGTTGCTGAACTACTGGGCGACCAAGGTAGTAAATGTTGAATGTGTGGGAAATACAATGATATCAAAAACTAGAAGTCAAATTGATTATCTTGGGAATAAAGGTTTAAAAATGATTACAGTAATATATCCAGTTCTTGATGAAAGTTCAAGTGAGATTTTAAAAATCTCAATCAGATCACTGTGTAAACACTTAAAAGAAGACTTCAACATCATAATTCACGGCCACAAACCTTCTTGGTACATAGGTGACCATAGCCCCAAAGGCTATAATATACACGGCAGGAGAAATATTTCACCATTCGGATATTTGGATGAATATGATGAGTTTTTGTTGATGAATGATGATTTTATCGTATTGGAAGATGTTGACATAAATGGGTTTCAACCGAAGAAAGTTATGGTTGATGATTATTATCCTGGTTTCAGCTCACCTTTCAAACAATGGGTCATTAACTCTTGTATTCATTATAAAAGGTTGCTTGGCATAGAAGGTGATTTTACTTGGGAGTCACATGTTGGTAGGTGGTACGATAAGGAGTCACTTGAATTCATTAGAAAACAAGATAATGACTCATTTTTACATGACATAGCATTGCATATGTTTAAAGAAAGTCAGGGTCGCCTTGGCAATTGTGAGCGAATTCTAAATCCACTGAGTAAATTTGAAATATATGGGTTTGAGAAATATAGGTTCTTACATCTTCATCCTGCACTCCGTTCCGAAACAAACTTACTGATGATTGGAAAGAATTTCGAAAAATGTAAGTATGAACTATAGATTTAAGCTGACTTTAATCTTTATTATGGTATAATATAGTATATTAACTGAAAGGCTTAAAATGAACAACTTAATTAATAGGATCCAAACTCGTCCAGGTTACAAATATTTAGCTGTGATCGTGTCAGTAGTTGGGTTCTTTATGATTATGTCATATACTCAACCAGTGGTGGAAGTGGATGGAGATGATATGGTAGTGTCAGTAGATGGCAAACCTACATTTCGTCCTTTGATGAATTGGGATCTTCGTGAAGCTAAAATCGTGAGAGTAAACTAATTCTATGAAACTTGACATTCTAGCAATTTTGGGTTCTGTTTTGGTAAAGCAGAAAAGTTATAATTTAAGCAAGGTTTAATCTTACTTATAGTATAATATGATATATTTTAACAAAGGGTGTGAATGGCAAAAGTACAAAGATATCGTAAAGTTAAAATAAATGTTACTCAGGTTGGCGGGTTTGAAATCGGCACTGAGAACAAGTGGGAAGTTGAGTTGATTTTTATTAAGTCAATGAAGCTTCCACAAATGAACATAACGGTTGATGGTGGTCTTGAATCAGAGGCTATATATGTCGGTCATCATTGGGTTGATGAATTACTTAAGGAAAGATAATGAAAAAGGTTTTATTTCTGTTTGCATTAGTGGCAGCACTTTATGCAGGCTCAACTGACAAATGTCTAGGTTGTCACGGGACACACTTTGAAAAAAGAGCTCTGGGACAGTCAGGGGTAGTTGCTGATATGAACACAACAGCAATCAAATATGCACTAAATGGGTACCAAAATGGTACATACGGTGGAAAAATGAAAGGGTTGATGGCTGCGCAAGTCAAAGATACCAATGTTTCTGAGATTGTAACTGAAATAGTAAATTCTTTTTAACTTTAAGTGGGCTTTAAGCTTATTTACAGTATAATAGGGTAACTTAAAAATAAGTCTGAAAAAAGTTTTCGGATTTATCTTTAAATCGTTAAAAATGATCTACTTCGTCATTAAATAAAAGTATAAAAATCAAATAAGGAGTCAGCAATGGCACAAGCAATATTTATAGCTTATCAACCGCAAGAACATATCGCCTTTGCTGGCGAAGCAATTGTTATACCTCAAATGGTGTGGCATGAAGCTGACATTCGCCCTTATGGGATTGAACAAATTATCTAAGTAGTCCTTTCAGTCAAGGGCTTCTTTAAGTCCTTGATTCTACGAAAAGACTCAAGAGTTTGCACACAGTAACCGAATTAATCGGGCTGTCAGTGTATCAACTCGTCATTTTCCTCAAATCATATTCTTATAAGAAGCCTTGCCTACAATAGAACTATCTAGTTTTCCACGGTTTAGGGAATTCCGCTCAAAAATTCCAGGTAATGGGTTTTCAAAGTCGTTCGGATACGGCAGCAAGACTGTAAATCTTGTCTCTAGGGGAGTGGTTCGAGTCCACGGGAACCCACCATTACATCTGGATATAGCTCAGTTTGGGAGAGCACTTGCTTTGGGAGCAAGGGGTCGTAGGTTCAATCCCTACTATTCAGACCATTTTTATTGAGGTATAGTTCAACGGCAGAACATGCGACTTTGACTCGCATAATATAGGTTCGATCCCTATTACCTCATCCATCCTTGGGTAGCTCAATGGTAGAGCAGTCGGTTGATAACCGGAAGAATTGTGGTTCAATTCCACTCCTGAGGACCAATACTAATATACCACGGTCGTCTAATGGTTAGGACACCATACTTTCAATTTGGTAACCGGAGTTCAATTCTCCGTCGTGGTACCAGAATTACAATGGGGTGTTAGCTCATCTGGGAGAGCACTAGGTTTGCAACTTAGAGGTGCAGGGTTCGAGTCCCTGACACTCCACCAATTTATTATTCAGCATTCAGCCCATTAATAGTGGGTTAAATGGTGAGTATAGTACAATGGTTAGTACGGAGGGTTGTGAACCTTCTAATTCCAGTTCAATTCTGGATACTCACACCATGGCTCGGTCGTCTAATGGTTAGGACAACTGGTTTTCGACCAGTTAATCAGAGTTCAATTCTCTGTCGAGTCACCAATTTATTTATAAGGCTATGACATGAAAGATATGTATATGGAAGATGTTGGCAGTTTGTCAAGTGAAACATGTGATTTTATATCTGAAAAGCTGAAACAATTTAACACACGGCTGACTGATGAACAAGTTAAGGATCTCGTTGAGAACCAAATTTGGGACGCAGTTTTTGAAAAACTAGAAAACTTTTGTGACAATGATTACAGAAGTCAAATGGGATAAGGGGGTAATGCTGAAAAGCAACATCGTGGAGGAAGAAGTAACGGTCAATATGTTAATGACAGTTTCGGCGAAAAAGTATTTCTTCAATCTTCTTACGAACTATTATGTTCCGAGATACTGAACGAAATGGGCATATTATGGGTTAGACCAAAATCACTTCCATATGAGATAGATGGTAAAAAGAGAAAATACTTCCCTGATTTTCTCCTAGTGGATTATGGTATCTATTTAGATCCCAAAAATGATTTTTTGATTAAAAAGATATTCCTAAAATAAGAGCAGTAGAAGAACAAAATGATGTTTCCGTATTCATTTTATCGAAACAAAACATAACAACAGATTTCATGGCGAGTATCATAATGGCTAATGACACCACCTCATAAGTGGTTCTATGCTGGTTCAAATCCAGTCTCGCCAACCAAACCAAAAACAAACATGCCAACCGATCAGGGATCAGTCAGTGCTCATAACACAGACCAGCTTAGATCGTTACTAAGGGTTGGCACCAAATGCGGACATAGTATAAAGGGATTATGGCGGTCTTCCAAACCGTGGATGCGAGTTCGAGCCTCGCTGTCCGCTCCAAACATACTCGGTTATTTCAGTGGTAGAATGTCTCCCTTACAAGGAGGAGGTCGTTGGTTCGAGTCCAACACCGAGTACCAAACACAACAAACATGCTCTTCTAGCTTATGTGGTACAAGCATCGGTTTGAAGAACCGAGGATTGAAGTTCAACTCTTCAGGGGAGCACCATATTTTAATTATAAAGGAATTATCATGAGAGATAAGGATAATAGAAAAATCACACAATCAAAAAAGTCGTACGATCGCAAGAAAGTACAAAAACATCGTTGGCAGGATTAACATTCAATTAATCCAAAATATATGCATGTAGCTCAGAGGCAGAGCAATGGTCTCCAAAACCATAGGTCGAGATTTCGAAATTCTCCATGTATGCCAATGCCCAAACTGACGGATTCAGACTCGAGGTTTCGACCCTTGATGTCAAGGTTCAACTCCTTGTTTGGGCTCCACTTCAATTTACACAATCAAAAACAAACTCAATTATCATCATTAAATATCGTCATAATATACAAAGTTCCCTGAGAAAACTCATAACTAAAATTTAAGAAAACTCCTGTATAATAGTAATGTTTATAACAGGATTTCCGAACAGAGGCGAATATGACAATTAAGTTCATACACAATAGAAAAACAGTTTTAGAATACACGGTTGCTAACTTAAGCGATCCAATTGTTCCAAAAAAACACGACCAACTAGATATTGATGGTCAAAACATGGTTATTGTTGATTTTTCAGCATTCCAAGATTTAGTAGTATTCAAGGTGGAAACATGCGAAAAATAACACACATAATAGTTCATGAAAGTGACTCAGGATGGGGTGATGCCTCGGCTATAAATAGTTGGCATTTAGATAGAGGCTGGAATGGTATTGGATATCACAAGGTTATCTTGAACGGAAAAAGAACCTCAAAATCAAAATATAAAGAGTCTGAAGATGGTATCATTGAGTGTGGTAGGATGCTACATTTGAGTGGTGCTCATGCAAGAGGTTATAACAAACAATCAATTGGATTGTGTCTGATCGGAAAACATGGTAAATTCACGAGCTTACAAATGAGTACTTTAATGGATGAAATAGTCAGGCTAATGGGTGCTTATGATATCCCTACATCGAATGTATTGGGCCACTATGAAATTCCTCTTAGTGGTGGAAAAACTTGTCCGGAAATTGATATGATGATTTTCAGAAATGAATTGCAAATGAGACTTGATGCTCTTGATGCAATGAACAAATTTGGAGCATAACATGTTAAAAAACACAACAATAATTATTCAAGCACATAAGGTGATTGAACCTACATTATCTCAGGCACTAGCTATTTGCCCAAATGTCATAATTTTTAATGACAAGGCGAAATTTAAACATGATTCGGCAACAGTTGTGAGAGGAAGAGGGTTTTCTGGAAAATATGAAGATGCATATGAAATGTGTTTACCATTAGTGCAAACAGAATTTGTTTGTAGAATAAATGGTGGAGATGAGATTTTGGATCTTCAGGAGCCAACTGGTGACATTTGGCTCGCTAGATATAATAAAGATCACCCAGACCATAAAATGGACAAAGATTATTTTAAACATGCTGGTGCTTCTATTATAAGTGGTTCAGTAATAAAAACTGAAATTATGAAAGATCTTCTTGATGGGTACACTGTTGAAAATAAGGCGAAGTGGGGAAAATTTGGAAAATATTGTGGTGATATAATTTTGAATTCAGAATTCAAAATTTCACAAGCTGAGACTCAAAGCCTAGATTTCACATTCAAAATGTGGGGTTCAAGAGAAAATTCATATAAAGTATAAGAATTTTGTAATTCTTTTTGTGAAAAGGGGGTTTTGCTCCCTTCAACCATTAAATAGAAGTATAAATAACAACAAGGAACTAAGATGAAGTCTGATAAAAGACCCACTTTAAGCTGTAATTTGAATTCGCTGAATTCGGATATGATTAAACTTTAGTTCACCCTCTATCTCAGGGTGAACATTCACTCTGGGAGCAATTTTTAAATTCCCCCAAATTTCTTATCAATCTTAAGTAAGCTCTAAGCTAACTTTAGGTATAATATACTATATGAAAAGTAAATGGTTATTCCGCTTCTTTTTATCGTTCTTTAAAGTTTATATGATCTTTAAGCTGACTCTAAGTTAGTTTACGGTATAATATAGGTAACGAAAGTTAAGTAACACGAATGAAGATTACAAAGGTTTATTTACCTTTGACTTAACTTTTAAATCTATCAAAGCTTTAAGCTGACTCTAAGTTAGTTTACGGTATAATATAGGTATCTTAATAAGATGATAAGGTTTGTAAGGTGACTAAAGAGGTTCGAATCCTCCCTTGATTTTCAAGAGATTTTAAATGTTGGAAAAGTTGCCTCAACTCAGGTTCGAATCCTGACATTTTATTAAGTTTCAAATCTTTCAAAACTTTAAGCTGACTCTAAGTTAGTTTACGGTATAATATAGGATAAACTCTTTAATCAGGGCATCGATAAGCGGTCTAAGTCTTTTGACTGTGACCGCAACACGGTGTCTTTATTAAAGAGTTTAGTGTTTAGCTGACACGACACTCTGAGTTTTGAAGTCAGAACCTTGGGAATGTAGCATAGAGGTAAATGTAACTGCCGTGGAGGCAGAGAAGAGGGATCGTTACCCTCCTTTCTCTACAAGGGTTTTGAGTGAAAAATGTTGATCTTTTCGAGCACACTAGTCACTGCTCGAAAACTCAACATGAACGAATAGAAAGTCACTGTGCTGGGATCACCTGGATTTCAGTGAAACTTCTAACCGAGTTTGCAAGGTAGCACCTTGCGACTCAATGAATTACGAAATTTATTATATGATTAAGCTTCTTTTAAGGAAGTTTACAGTATAATAACGGTAACTTAAAAGGAAACTATAAGAACTTCATTAAGTTCATATCGGCATCCAGGGATAGTGTCTACTGCAAAGTATCGGCATCCGTGGCTAGTGTTTATGAATTTAATGAAGTGCTTAGTACATAATGTCTGGCTTGGTTGTAGGTTTGCCCTATGTCAACGAAGACAAAGTGGAACGGGATTTCCGGACGCATATATTCGTAAAGATACTCTCAGTAATGGGACGAAAGGGGGATTGATAATCCTTCGCGGAAGTAATTCCGAACAAGTATGCAAAACAGAAAACTCATTAAGACATCATCACGGTGGTGTTCGAATTGAACGATGAAGTACGAACTAAACAGTCTGGCCAACGGTGACACTGTTTGATCCCGCAAGGATCTAGTACATGCAAAATTCATAAGAAATGACAAGTTTAATCTGTAGTTCATTGGTCCGAGTCGTAACTGGCAAGGGCTTATGTTCAGTCTACATGAAAAAAGTCGCAAGGCTGAGTATCGTGATGGACGGTGAAAGTAGTGTGTTGCATGAAATCACAAAAGGTGGGAAGCATTCTGAGGCTCAAAAGGCTTTGGAACTTCTGAGGGAGCCCATCTTTATCAATCCGTAATAGCTTAAAGATAAGCATTTGTATTTGGCACAAAAGATTCAGGGTCATACCTGATTACTAATAAAAAACGCAAAGTCTCCCTCACCGTCACTTGAAAGTGGCTTAAGTCTACACCCATAATGTGGGAATGAAGACATGTTGATGCTCGCAAGGCGGATATATGTTTAGTGGAAAGCAAAGTTATCCGGCTCGCACTGGAGAATGGCTCGCAAGGTCAGACTGAGTAGAACATTAGAGTAGAGTGACGGGATGCAAGAAAAGCTACTTGTTGGCGAAAGCCTAAACAAAAGCAGTCATTGGAAATACTCGACCGAAAGGATGAGTGGATAACACTGGGAAACAATAATCCAGTCAAAGGTTCCAGCTGAAAGCTATAATCTCAGGCTTCAAAATAAACTTTAAGAGTTTATTGAAATAAATTTGTGTAGCAGTGTTCGACTCCCGACCCACACAGAGTGGGTATTAAACGGGCAACTGTTATTGGCACTGGTGTGGGATCACGAGGATTATGAAAAGAATAATCGCAAATTTATTTCAATAAGTTCTTAATTTACTCAAAATGAAGAATGGAATGTAGGCTTATCAAGTTGAAAGTGTGAGAACTGGATGTGGAATTGGCTTATGAAACTAGAAGAAATTGTTTCTAACGAAAGTACGGATGAATGAATGAATATGAGATGCAAATTGGGTTTACCAGATAATTCTCTCCGGAACTCTTAGTAGAAAAGAACATCACTGAGGTTGTATATTCAGTGATTGACTTTCAAACTTTTATTATATGCTTTGAATGGGTCAGAAGATAATGATGGAGGGTGCGCACCTGAAGTCAGTGATGATATGACAAATCACTTTGAAAATGATAATATTTAAGTTTTCAGAAGTGGTGAGGTTCGATCCCTCACCTTTGCACCAACAAATTTTAAATGTGCGGGGAACAGCGGATGTAATTTGGGCTCATAACCCAGACCCTGTGGGTTCAACTCCCACCCACCGCAACCAAATATTGTATACGATTTCTCCAGGCGAGAAAGCTTGACTGTTAATCAAGAAGTGACTGGTTCGAGTCCAGTGTATACAGCCAAACAACTTAAATTTAAGAACTCTGTCCTTGATCGGGATTAATATGGTACGAGCGGAAATGATCATCCGTGGACTGTTCGACTCAGTCGAGTTCTTAAATTTGGGTTGATTACCTGAAGAGTCGCTATTGTTTTCGACTCAAAAAATACACAAACACGATAGTAAGTGATCGATACACACCACTGTTGGCATATCGCACAGACGATGCAGCGAGTTCCGGCTACACAGGGCAGAGGGAAACATCTAGAAGGTTTCATCGCAATTGTACATTGTGCGATTAACAAACTAAAATGAGCAAAAACTCGACCCACTTAAAGATTTAATCAATCTCGGGTCGTTTCAAGTGGCCTACTAACTCAATTGGCTAGAGTGTCTCGTTGTCTGCGAGAAGGTTATCGGTTCGAGTCCGATGTGGGTCGCCATTTTCAAAATTGAATAAAGTAACTAACTAGAGTGGGAATGCTTGGATTGAGTTCTAGCACATACCTTAATAATGTTCTCGCATCCTTGATTTAGCGATCACGGGACAAGTACACATGCTCCTCTATGATACAATATGCATCACTTGTATCATAAATGTTTGTTATTTTATTCAGTCTTGCAAGAATAAACTGAAGTGTCGGAATATCAAGAACTGCACTATAAAGTACGATTATCTGGTGAGATGCATACTGCTGAACCTACTCTAAAAGGGTTATGGCACCAATGGAAGATCATTCTGGACGGCTCCAGACACAGACTTGAAATCTGTAGGCATTTTAAAAGCAGTGTGGGGATCGACACCTCGTTCTTCCTCCATTTTAAATATAAACATAAGGAAATACAATGAAAACGACAAAATTAACGAAAACGACAAAACTTACAGACACATCTGAAAGAGATAGTTAGGTAAAACTAGCTATGGGGTGTGTCTTTAATAAAAATAAAGATGCATCCGAAGCTTAGTTGGCGAAGCACACGACTTTTAATCGTGGGAACAGAGTTCGATTCTCTGCGGTTGCACCATTCAATGTGGATGTGTAACTCAATTGGCAGAGTACTCGGCTTTTAACCGAGAGGTTGTGGGATCATTGCCCACCGCATCCACCATGCTTAATTAGTATAGTGGCGATTATCCTCGTTTTGTAATCGAGGGACAGGTGTTCGATTCACCTATTAAGCTCCAAATTTTTAAAATGCCGGATTAGCTCCAACTGGAAGAGCATTTCACTTGTAATGAAAGGGCTATCTGTTCGAATCAGATATCCGGCACCATTTATAGTATAAAGAACATTTTGGTGATTTTTGTACTGTTAAATGTTCACACTAAATCAAAAACAATGGTAGGGTAAATGAGTATGCATGCTTCCGCTCATCAGTCCAGAAAATTGAGAAGTGTAAAAAGGTCTAT